GAAAGGTGAGCCACCAGCGACCGACAAGTTATAAGCCACATTGCTTACTGAGCGACCGTTCTGCGATGTAGAGCGAATCACACGAGCAAAGTTGGTCTGACCCGCACCACCCGAAGACGGAGCAGCCATATTCATCACCAGCTGGATGTTCTGAATACCGAAGAGACCCGTGTCATACTCGTGGATGTCCGAGAACACGAACGGAGACAGCACAAGCTTCTCAGTGGAGGTGAACTGGAGATAGATTGTGTAGACACCGAGTGGCTTTCCAGTCGTGCTTGTGGCGGAACCATCACTGACGGGGACATTGTTGATGAGGTTGTAGCCAGCATTAGTGAAAGCGGGCGAGGCATTCACAATAGCTCCATCATCGTCTGTAAAGGTCACATTGTAGAAGGCACCGTTCGGCATCTCCTCACGAGCGCCACTGTCCGCATAATCACCCAGAGGGTTGTTGCTCGCACCAAATGCGTCATCATAGCTAGCATAGGTGTCAAGGTAGGTCGGGCAAGTGCGCTGGAGACGATTCGGCTTATAGTCCGTCAGACGCAGAATCTCACGCAACACATCCGAGGTGTTAATTGTTGTGGTCGTGTCGTTAATCGTAGCCGTAATCGTCTGGGCGAGGGTATGGAGAGGGAAGGCAGCAAGAGCGCCGTCCAGACCAAGAGACCATAGCGGAGTGCCAGCGGGGAGCGCACCACCACCACCAGCCACCGAAGCCACCGTCACATCAAACTGGAGGTAGCAAGTGGAAGTCCAATCCACTGCTCGGTCAATAAACACATTCTCACTCGGCACAGTAATCTGGTAAGTGTGCTGGGAGGATGTAGCACCAATCGCCGGGAAAGGTGAGTTCGTCAGCGAAAGGGCGCCCTTAGACACCGCAAACTTAGGGCGGGTCTGAACGATGCGGTCGTCAAAAACGGCGAGCTTCTCAATATCAGATGACATACTTCCTTATGATATGGAGTTAGAGTTTATATTTGAGGCTTTTCTATTTTATTTAAATGCCGATTCCCCGCTTTCGGAACATCATCTTGATGCTAACCGACGACCCATTAAACATACGAATCGGATATAACTGACCGTTCAGCCGTGCCTTCCAGAAGACTTGGACGTCAATGTTCCGCAGTTCTTGTCGTCCCACCGCAAAGTCGCTCATACGATACTCTGCCGTCGGGATATACTCCAAGAACTGACGATAGTCAGCCGGAGAGTTCGTAGCCAAGGCAATATCCGTGATAATCGGCTGGAACGCCGCCGACGAGTTCTGCGACACGATATCATTCCCCGACCCATATCGAATCGGCGCACCAACTTGCTCGGGGAAAATCGGCAATAGAGTACTAGTGAAGACGATGCTCTCAATCGGAGACCACAGTGACGATACTGACCCATAATCTTGCTCTGTGACCCAATAGGACTTGGCCGCATTATAAGTTGGAGGTGTTGCGGTTGGTGCCGGTTGAGGTTCAAAGTAAATATTGAGACCGCCCTTATTCTTGATGATGATTTGGTTGGCTTGTCCGTTTGTCTCATCGCCGAGATAGTCATTCTGGAAGTTGCTGAAGAGTCCATACATATTGGTGTTGAACCACAGCGACATAGCCTCCTCATTGGCCGCAAATCCATTCCCAAACGACAAAGCGTCCGCACCACCGAACCCATAAGTGTCCGAGTAGATGCTGAACCGCTCCGTTGATGGATTCCACCGTATCTTGGGTGGCTCGGTAATAATCGCCGGCGCCGCTCCTACACCACCATTGTTATTAAAAAAGGTTTGAAACTGCTCTTGTAGAGATGCGAATGGAGCATATGTCGTCGCACCACCGGTGTTAGTATGGGCGAGGGCTAGCGCCTCATTCACCAAGTCCAGCCAATGCTCGTAGGTATAGACATAGTAATAAGTTCCTCGGAGGTCTTGCTCCAGTGCTGGTGCGTTTGGAAGGGGGGTTCCAGTTGCCGTATAAGCTGGCAAACTCTCACTCTGATACTGAATGAACCGCTGGGCGTAGCCATTAAAGGTATAGTTTGAACCACCAATCACCACCTTCTTCTGTAGAGCCAGACCCACGGAATAACTCGTAAGATTGATGTCCGTCTGGGTCAAACCAATCTGAATATTAGGGATGAAGAGGGGCAAGTCCTTATTCGGGCCATTCATCGTGAAGCGCACAATACTGAAATAAAAGTCGCTCAAGTCCTTCAGAATCGGCACTGAACGGGTCTCACTGAATCGCACCACTGGATCCCGATTGAACTGCTGTCCGTAAAGTTGATTATCATTGATGATACTTGCATTGTAGTAGACGATATCGGGGTCTTCCGTCTGCGCCCCACCTATACGAGTAAACTCACTCCGATACATTCTTACACACTATATAAGAAGTGAAGAAGATAAAAGGGGACAAACCAACTCATTTCCCAAGTATAGGGTATGTCAGACGAGCAACAAACTCATCCGCTGGAAGCCCCGTCTCCTTTATCACATCGTTATACTGCTTCAAGGATAAGTCTTTCAGCAACAGCCTACCTACACAGTGTCTCCCACAAGTGGCTATGTCGTCTCCGTTCTTCTGATAAGGATGCCGATTCACAATCACCTTACGTCCCTTTAACAACCGAGTTAGCAGAGGCTCATCAGCACCCAACTCCTCTCGTCTCCGCATTCCACCCGCCCACCGCAATTGACTATCTACGGGTTTTCCGTAAGGGTCAAAGAACTCGATAGAACCATCGTCCCTCTTAATCATACAGACCCAATGCCCCGTCGTCTCACTATCAGTAGGATACAGCATCATCGCCCGCCCATACCTATCAAACACATCATCTATGCTCCTCACCTTCTCCAAATCCCGATAGATAAAAATGCTCGTATCTGGTTCCAAGATTGCGTTTATGTCAGCATCACTGAGCGGATAGTCCAGTATATCCGACAGAGGCACCCTAATCCCTTTATGATAGGGGTCTGAGGGGGGCGTTGCCCCCTTTCCTCGTAGTCTCTTACCTTTATAGTTGCGAAACATCAAGTGAACCAAGGTTCCCCTCTGACCCCTCCTTTTGTTTTTCTCTACTACTACTATAGCCCGATTAAAAATGGTTGATAATACTCGCCGAGGCCTCTTCTATCTCCACTACAACCTCCCACGAGATGAGACCTATAGCCTAGCAGAGATTGCCGACATAACTGGTGTTCCCAAGCAAGCCCTCCAAGAGGTTTATAACCGAGGGGTAGGGGCGTGGAAATCCAACATCGCCTCCGTAAGAGTCAAAGGCACCTTCAAGAAAGACCCAACCGCACCACGCTCAGAGAAGCTGGGACGAGAGCAGTGGGCGATGGCGAGAGTGTATAGCTTCTTGATGGGAGGCAAGACCCAATATACGACGGACGCAGACATCGTCAGAAAATATAACCTCAAGATAATACCATATGAGTTAGACAAATGGCATTTAATAAACTAGCACTAGAGAGTGTGAAGGACGCTCTCGGCATTGTAGATTACACTGCCTTCAACACATTAGAAGGTGATGTGGTGACCCTTCAAGGGGATGTAGGCACCCTCCAAACCACCGTAGCCACCAACTCGGCAGATATCGTCGCTCTCCAACCAAAGTGTGGTTCATTCTACAAGTCAGCCAATCAAGCCGCCTCTAATGGAGCAACTGATATAACCTTTGATAGTGCTGATAGTTGGACGGATGGTGGATATATAACCTCATCTGGAGGAGCCAACCTCGTTTGTGCTACAGCGGGGGTATATAGACTTGACGCATTTCTTACTTGTGACCCCAACGGACAGACTTGGGGTGTTGATTTTCTTAAACTCATAGCGATTGATGTCACGAGAAGTCCCGATATTGAACGAGGTGTAGTCGCATCAAACACAACTGTCGCATCTCCCGGTTTTTGGTCGGTTCAAGCAAGTGGTCTTGTTAGTCTAGAGGTAGGCGATGTGATTAATGTTCGCACTCAAGTCGCACTAACATCAGCGGGTCAATATCTCATTCTCGGTGCCGTTGCTGGAACGCTTGATAAGAACACCGAGTTCCAGTTCCAATACATCAAGCCCTAACATTATCTCCCACGATAGTATAGAATGGCGTTCAACAAGCTCGCTATTGCCTCGGTTCAAGAGGCTCTCAATATTGCTGGGGCAGCCGATTTGACTGCCTTGGAAGCAGATGTGCTCTCTATAGACCTCGCTCTAACTGGAACCCAATCCGATGTTGCCGTGCTTCAAGGCTCTACTGCGACCCTTCAAGGGGATGTTTCCACTCTACAAACTTCTGTTGGTAATTTACAGACGGATGTTACTAATCTTCAAGGTGATGTGGGAACACTTCAAGGAGACGTTACTACACTACAAGGGGATGTAAGCACTATCCAAACACAACTCTCCAACCCAGTTATTATTGGGACTGGTGCTGGTGCTGGCGCTGTTCCTCCAGTCGTTGGTTGTGTGGCTGTCGGTAATATGGCTGGAAATGACTCCCAACAATCCAATGCCATCTCAATCGGGACGAATGCTGGACTGGTTCAGCAAGGGTCAAGTGCCATCGCTATAGGGGAGAACTGTGGAGGCACACAACAAGGACAGTATGCCATAGCCATTGGAGCTGGAAGTGGCGGTGCTTTACAAGGACAAGAGGCTATAGCCATCGGATACACCGCCGGAGTTCTAGGACAACAATCCGGTGCGATAGCAATCGGAGGAACATCAGCGAATGGACTTCAACAAGCCTATGCCGTGGCTCTGGGATACGGTTCTGGGACTGCCTCATCTTCGGGTCAAGGCGCTTCATCAGTTGCTATCGGTCATCTCGCCGGTGGAACAGATGGTATGAACGACCAACCAGCGAATAGTATCGCCTTGAATGCGACGGGTCTGGCTCTCCTACCAACTGGAGCAAGTCAAACCCATATTGCTCCCGTGAGAGAGAATAATATCGTTCCTTCCTATGTTCTCCAATATGACCCAGCAACAAGTGAGGTATATCGCTCAAATGTTCTCGTCCCAGCGTATGGTTCTTTCAGTCTCAACACCAGCATCACAGTAGGTGGTCTGAATGTTCCTACTCCAATCACCTACGACACTACAGAGATTGCCTCGGGCATCTCCTTTGACCCACTTAGCCCAAGTCATATCACAGTCGCACAGACCGGCATCTATAAGCTTTCCTATTCTATCCAGTTTGACAAGTCCGGTGGAGGCACCAGTCAAGTTGATATATGGATAGCAGTAGATGGAACAGAGGTGCCGAGGTCTGCCTCACAAGGAAGTGTGAATGGGCCGAATGGAGAGGTATTTATGATGTGTGAGTATATCCTTTCTCTCACCAGTTCTAACTTCGTTGAGGTCTATTTTACCTCCAATAACGACGCCACTATGACAGCCACAGCATTCCCAGCAGTCCCGCTGGTGCGTCCATCTGTTCCGGCGTGTATCACCAACCTCTATCGCATCGCATAAGGGAACCTTTAAAATCCGTTTATAGATTGTCTTCAGTCATAGTATAGATAGACTATGTCTGAAGAGATAAGTCCCGACATTGTATATAATGAGCGTTTGGAGCATTACTTCTCCGCCACAGCAGAGAAGGCTCAGTGTCTTGCGTGGATACACAAGCGAGCAGAGGAAATCTATTCCTTCCGTCGTATCTTCATAGACCTCCCAGTCATCGTTCTCTCCTCGGTGGTAGGCTTCTTCTCCATCGGTTCCCAGTCCCTCTTCAAAGGGGACGAAGGCACTGCTTCCCTCGTCCTTGGACTCGTCTCACTCTTCGTAAGCATCCTCAACACGACTGGTTCTTACTTCCAGTGGGCTAAGAGAGCCGAGGGTCATCGCATCTCCTCCATCAACTGGGCGCATCTCTATCGCTTTCTCTCCGTTCAACTCTCCCTACCCCGACTTCAGCGGATGTCAGCCTCTGACCTTCTCAAGCACACCAAGGACGCCTATGACCGCCTCGTAGAAATCAGCCCACCCCTACCACCCTTGGCTATCCGGTTGTTTCAGAGCAAGTTTGTTGATGTTGAAAAGTATTCCGACATCAGCAAGCCCGAGGAGACCAATGGATTAGAGGCTGTCAGAATCTATGTGGATGGACTGTCTCGTAAATCATCCCTCTCCATCCGCACCCCAATCGCAACAAGAGAGCCACTCACAGACCTCACCCCCACGATAGAGATGGTGGATATGAAGGAGGGAGGGGTCTAGTCCGTATGAAGTATCTTCGCACTATGTGCCGATATGAGATGTTGGGGATAGTTCTTCGCCACGCATACCCACCGTCCCAGCTTCTTTAGTGCCTTTACATCATCCTTCTCCATACCAATGTGCGTCTTCAGCAGATACCCTAATGCGTGTGCTGAAGTCGCTTGCGGGTACACCACAAAGTGGGTACTCTCGTTCAATATCAATCGCGTCTTCTTATAATTCGTGATATAGTGTGTCAAGACAAGCATTGTTGTCTTGGTATGACGACCTTGAATTGCCAAGTCATCAATCAGTTGTTGCACTGCCTTCCCCTCCGCACCTTGGAAGGTGTCAAAGTCATCAAAGATTACCATACAGTCCTCGAACTCCTCCAGCTTGGGGTAGTCCTCCACGAGGGTGCTAACATTGATGCGCTTCGGCTTACCGATCTTCATACTATCAAGCGTGCTATCCTCATCCAACTTCGAGATGAGATATACCTCACGCGCTGGGAACAACTTCTTATAGCTCTCCGCCAACTGCCTAGCAATATAGCTCTTACCGCTACCGCTCGCACCAGCGATATACCACACCTCACGCTTTTCGGGGTCGGGATTCACTATCAAGTTAAACATACTATCATCCGGCAATACCATACTCTTATCATTCTCCTCATCCTTCTTAATTCTCTCCAACAGTTCCGCCTCACCACTCTTCAGCACCACATTCTTACCTTTCATCGCCTCTCCCAAGCGATTAAAGGTAGCAACTCGTTCCGCCGGTCGCATCTTCAATTCCTTTTCATATTTCAGTGCTGGAATCTCCCGTTTCGGTTTCCGCTTGGATGGCATATCATCTTCATAGAGGTACAGTATCTCCCCATCAAAATCCCCACCACGAACCAGTGCCACAGCACGACCTCCCTTCTTATCCTCAAACGAGAACGACGGCATTCAACTATACTACTAGAAAGAGAAGAGATTATGAGTTCTTTACACGCAACTGGCATTACACGACAAGAGGGGGGGGTATGCCTCTCAAAAACTGATGCTGTCTGCCGCCTCAAATACCGCGTCCGACTTCTTATCACTCGAGAGACTGTAATCAGCCACTCGCTTCTCAAAGAAGTTGGTCTTACCCTCAATACTAATCATCTCCATAAAGTCAAATGGATTCACCGCATTGAAAATCTTGTCATATCCGAGTTGAACTGCTAGACGGTCAGCCACAAACTCGATATACTGTGACATGAGCGCCGAGTTCATTCCAATCAAACGGCAAGGAAGGGCATCACAGATGAATTCCTTCTCAATCTCCACCGCCTCCTTGATAATCTCATACACTCGTGACTTTTGAGTATGGCGCAGTAGTTTCTTGTAGAGCAACACAGCGAATTCTGTATGCATTCCTTCA